TGCTTTCACGGTTTCAATATCTGCGCGCAGAGCTTTAGCGCTATCCACGTCCTGAGCCGCCTCGATGCGGTCACGGAAATCATCAGCAAGCGCATCGATGTTTTGAGCTGATTCCTGAGCCGTTTGAATGGTAGTGACGTTGTCACCTGAAATGTCTGCAAGGCTAACGTGCTGCGCCGGTGCCGGGTTTACCTCTCGTTCTTCACGGCGATCATCCAGTTCATCCGGGGTATAAACTCCCAGAATTACATCCGGGCAGAACAGTCTCGCCCAGCGCTTGACGGCCAGGTACGCCAGCTGCTGGCGCGGGTCGTCAGCCCAGAGAGTTGAATTTCGGGTACGGGCCTGAGCCAGCAGCAAATCGAGTTCTCTCGGCTGATCTTCACCTTTAAGCGTTGCGCGGATGATGATGCCGATTCCGGCTTCGTCAGCCAGGGTCCAACCCGGGACCCGGTACTCGCCTTTGTCGCCTTTACGGATATGGAATTTCCCAACAACCTTTTCCCATGGCCCGTACCACTCATATTCAAAACGGCTGGCCAGCACGCCGCTGCGTGAAATTACGGCATTAACCAGCTGCGCTTCATACCCGAGCACACCGTTAATCAGGTGCGTTTTCTGCGCCACGGCAAAGGGATTCATCTGCCACTGTGCCGCTTGCATCGCAACAGCCATGCAGTCGGCCTGGTTGCCCTGCAGGTGTTTAGGAACGGTGGCGGTGCCCTGCGCCATAATTTGCGCGAACGTGCTGATGGCGTTCAGATACTGGGAATCAAACAAAGCCACGTTGGAGTTAATAACGGTGTTCTGGTCAGCAACGGTAACGTTAGTGGTATGCATAAATCCCCCTTAAGCCTGAGCGCGCAGCGCTTCGAGGCGGCGCAGGTCGAAGTCGTTCAGTTCATCGGTGTAATCGGTAGTGATCGGCGCTGGCCATTCGCCCGTGTCGAAGCCGTTTGCGATAGCGCGCATCATTTTCCGGTACTCGAGCATGCCCAGTTCCAGCAAGTCAGCTGATGCCTCGAGGATGGCGATCCAGTGGTAGTTCTCGTCTTTGTTGACGAAAATCCAGAAGAACTGGTCCAGCGCCGCGGTTTCGCAGTACATGGCCGCGCTCAGGTGGTAATCACGTTCAATAATTTCCCGGTGAAGCTTGGCGCGCAGACTTTCCTGCTTAACATTCCACATGCTGATAGTTTTCAGGTCTGCACCGATGCGCACGCCGTCCAGGTCGATCTCAAGGTCAGGACGAACACGAACTTCCAGACCGGTTTCCTCGTCAAATCCGAAGTAGCTCACTTCAACCGCGCGGCTCGGGTGGGTCAGCAGCATGCCGGCGGTCGGGTGTGCCAGAAGCGCTTTTTGAATATTCAGCGCGGTGCTCAGTTGCTGGCGGGTGACCAGCACTTTCCCTTCCGGGTTATCCCGCCAAGCATCCAGCAGCTCGTCGGCAAACACGGCATCTGGTTTGACTGCCTTCACGGCCTGGATCATGTCTGCTTTGGTACCGGACACTTTCAGTGGTGCCGGTTTCTGTGCTTCCTGAGCCACAAGGTCAGGGTTGATAATTGCCAACTGCTCCAGCAGCGCTTCACGGCTGCCGCTGGTTTTAACCGGCGTCGGCAGAGTGGCGTTGTACTCTTTGATGCATGCCTTCATCGCCGTTGCCGTCTGCTTCTGGTCTGCATCAATACGCTGGAAGTCAGCTGGCAAGGCCATGTAGCTCTGTCCAGTTTCTTCCAGCGAAGCGCCAAGCGGCGCCTGCGGCGGCAGGGTGGCGTTGTATTCTTCCAGGTATCTTTTGATATCGTCCGCACTGAGCAACACGGGCAGGCCGAGATTGTATTCATCGATAAAGGCGCGCAAGGTCGCGGCCGTTGTGAATGCGCCTTCCGGGATAGCCGGTTCAACGCTGAACTCTGCATCCAGCTGTTCAGGCTGCAACGCCAGTGCATGCACCAGGTTGCCCATATCCAGCACCGCGGATCGCTCTTTGATGATGGTTTTCTCAACGTGGCGCGCATTGAAGTACATCAGCGAAACGCGCGCATCTTTCACCTGGGTTGAGCTGATGCCGTTGGCGGCGTGGTAAATCTCGTTCGGCAGACCTTCATAGCGGCCTGGCTCGAAATAAGCAGGATATTCAACAGCTGGTTCTCCCTGCTGCACTTCTGGCTCGATTTGTGCCTGTTCTGGCTCGTTTAAGTTTGCAGAATCGCTATTCTGGCTGGCGGAATATGTTTTTTGGTCACCACCGACTTGCACGTGGTTAGCGAGGCTTGGCGCGGCAGCGGCAAGTATCTCTGCCGGTGCTACGGTAACTGCTTGCGGATCAGCTGCATTAGTGCCTTCGCCTGGTTGTACCGGATCAGTATTTTCGACTTTCTCTGGCTGAGTCGTTTCCATCTGCACATCGCTGGTGGTCTCCGCTGCGTTTTCCGTTTTTTCGACTTCATCTGAGGCGTTTTGGTTGAGCAGGGCATCAATGGAAAATATGCCGTTGCCCATATTTGTGATTTCCGGTTGTCCTTTCGCTTCCTCGGCGCGGTGGCGCGCACCTTCTTCACGAACACGCTGTAAGTTCTCTTCATGAGTTGCAGTGGCCACGCGGTGGGTCATTTCCCATTTCGGATCCGTTGGGTCGCTGATACCCTCGACAAACTCACCACGTTCGGCTGCAAGCTGCTTGTCCACGCTTTCACGTGAAATAACTGGAGCGGCAGAAGGCAGCGGCATTAACTCGGTTGTGGAGTTGAAATTTGTAGTCATTGTTCGATTAACAAATTCCAGATGAGCAGCTGGTGTCTTGTGGATGTTTTCAGGAGCGATGCGGACAAGATTGAAGATTGCTATGCGGTTCACCGCCAGCACCCCTGGTTGATTACGCAGGATGTTGCTCCACGATTTCCATGGTTCCTCTTTTTTAGCGACAATTTCCTTCGCGCGACGCAGTACGCTGCCTGGTATTTCGTGTGGGTTGAAATCCATAGGCAGCAGGGCGCATGCGATCTCAAGATCGAGAGTGTCCAGCGTATGGTGTGCGCCTTCGCCGCGGTCGGTAACATAGCCGCCATCAGCGTTAGTGCCGGAATCAGTACGCTGCACGCTGCTGATGCGGTTTCCGGCAGCCCATTCGCGCGCCAAGATGCCACGGTTAATGTAATCAGTCGCCGCCCAGACTCTGGTGAATTGGAGAACCAATGCGAGTTCGTGACGCTTATCCTGGCTGAAAACTTTGCGAATGGCGTCGGTGTAACGCCACAGGTCTTTGGTATCGTAACCCTTAATCTCTTCGCAGTTTTCTGCCGCCAGCAGCAGGTTCTGAACGTAGCTGTTGTCAGTGTCCATCTCCAGCGCGCTGATAGTTTCGTACTCTTCGCGGGATACATGGTGACTAATCTGGTCCGTTATCAGTTGGGACAGCAGTTGTTTACGGAACGGCATTCTGCACACTGGATAACGGGTGTTTTCGTCGTCATGCTCGCCGATCTGGATACCGTCATCAGCTGCGAGATCCTGACCAGATGCAACCCCGGCGTTGTTGGTGCGTTCTGATTTGAGAAGAGTAAGCTTTCCGCCTCTCCACTCTTCAACTAACAGATTGCGGTCGCCGGCATCTGTTCTCGCCCAGTCAGTCATGAAAGCAGCAAGCAGATTTACTTCGTGCTCTTCATCTGGCTTGAAGACCTGCTTAATCGCTTGAACAAGTTTCCACTCAGCGTTCAGGCTGAGTTCGGCAACTTCAGGGATGTCGTTCTTCGCCAGCAGTAAGTTCTTGAGATAGGTGTTGCCTTCATCCAGTGACATTTCGCTGGCAGCCAGTTGCTGCTCTTTAGTGATGTGTGACTGGTATTTGTCGCTGGTCAGATGGACAGCAAAACGTACCGCTGTTGTGCGGTTTTCAAGCGGGACACTCTCGACAGTAGTTTCGACTTTAACGGTCTGTTCCTGTGCGGCAGTGTTGACCACGGCTCCAGTAGATTCAGCACAAGCCTTTGGCAGCCAGGTACGTCCATCGTCCTGCAGTTCGTAGCGTTTGCACCAGGTGTAATCCACTGTGCTTTCTTCAGGCAGATCGTTGTAAACAGGGAAATCGGTGCGAACCGGTTTGGTGTAATCCTTACCGCGGCCGGTTTCAATACCGGCATCTTCCAGCTCAACATCGAGCTGCAGGTTGGCACGGGCTTCTGATTTCGCAGTGAACCAAATCACTGCGTCTTCTTTACCAGATTTCTGCGTAGCCTTAACTGCATAAAAAAATTCCATGTGAGATCCTCTTTTTTGGATGTAAGATCCCCGGGCCAGAGATAGCGCCCATTGGGTGAACTTTGGTTTTTTAAGTAGTTTTCCGGTGTAACTTTGGTCGGGAGCACCGGACGTACGGGCCGCTTTGCGCGGCTTTTACGTTATGCCTCGTGGGCCATTTGGTCGTACGAAGCACAATGTTCAGAGCAGTATTCTTTTTCTTTGCGCGCCAGCTGTGCGCCGTTGCGATAGAGAAGGGTACTTTTGACTACTTTCTCCGGTTCAACCGGCTTGCCGCAGTACCCGCATTTCGTTGAGTTACACATCTGGATTCCCCTTCTGCGCCAGCAGGTAACATAAACGGCGAAGAATCACTTCAAAGAAGTTCAGTTTTACGGCCTGTTGCCGGGCTGGTTTGCGTGCGAAATCAATCATATTTAGCTTCTTTCATTTCCTGCGCTGCTTCAGCTGGATTACAGCCGTCGGAATACAAATCGAAGGCACTCCCGTTAACATCAAAATCTCTGCCAAGAAGTTTGCGTAGGCAGCGATTCCAGTCGACCCATGCAACTTCCTGCTCTGATACCGCATTTTCAGCCTGAAGCATGGTGTGCATATTTTGTGTCATCTCACCCTCATCGCCTTGTCGCCGGCCAGCGGAACGTTTATCACCTGACAACGGTGCGCGTGTTGTCGATGGCTTGAAGATACAACCAAAAGTTCGATAAGTAAAGTGTAATGGAACTTATAGTTCTATTTAGGGGCAAAAAAAAGACACCGCGTGGGTGTCAGGATTTTTGCAACGCTAGAAGGGGCTACTTTTTCAGGTCGTTGATGATGTCATTAACGTCGTTTTTGAGAAGGTCCAATTCTTTGACCATCCCTCTGGTGTGAATTATCAAACGCAGTTTCTCAGCCTCTGGTAGCTGATTGAAAAGGGATAGAAGCGTTTCTTCCCGTTCGTCCAGATTACGGGGGAATGCCGGAAGTTCATCTCCATTGTCACCTTCTGTACCCGGCTCCATAAAGAACCAGTATTCAGGCCTTCCAGTTGCCGCAGACAATCGTTTCAGTCGTTCTCCGCTTGCAGCTGCCGCGCCATTTGCCCATTTACGTACTGAAGTATGAGAAAGCATAACGCGCCTGGCCAGATCAGCCATGCTCCAGCCGTTCTCCTCCATCACTTGATGGATTCTTTTAGCAAATACAGGGTGGGGAGTCTTATTCATATCTTCATTTTACAACCAATGGTTTTATAGTTCATTAGAACTATTGGTTTGATTTTTATTGGAACCAAAAGTTTTAAGTGTTATTCTCAATTCACCTAAACCAAACAGCCAGGAAAGCAAATGGATAACCAAATTAAACAAAAAATCAGCAGCCACATGTCTCAGGTGGGAATTGGTGAGTGCTTCGGCATCTCATCTCAAGCCGTGGGCAAATGGCTTAGAAAGGGAAAAGTCCCACACGCTCGAATTTTGCCGCTGTGTCGAATTCTTGAGTGGAAGGTTACTCCTCATGAGATCGACCCAAGCGCCTACCCGAATCCAACTGACGGTTTACCAAAGTAGGAGCATTGACAATGCAAACACTTTCTTTTCAACAGAATAACAGAGCGCATTCAGAGCGTATGAAATTCCGGTTTCATCAGGAAACGAATGAAAATCAGCCTATTGATCACCGCGCTATCTGCTCTGCCGTCCGTGCCTGGTCGGCGGCGGAGGGCCGGATGTTTGTCGCTCTGGTCATCAAGGAAGCAGCTGAAGAAATGGGGCTGTCCGGAATCGATATGTCGGGTAACGCAGACGTGTGGAACGTGAAGCTGTTTCGCTGGCTGGACAACAAAGAGATGTCGTCTTCATACCAGGCGAATGTCGAGCAGCTGGCACCGGCGATCATCTCTGTTCTACCGCTGGAGTACCGCGAACGTGTGGTTAAACACGATAACTTCGCCCTGCGCGTAGCCCGTTCGGTGAAAGAGGACGCAGAGGCCATTCAGGCCGTGGTTCTGAAAGCACCTCAGCACGAGCGCCTCAAGGAGATCAGCGAGAGCATTGTGGCGAAGTTCTATTTGGACGGTCCGGACTCTGTCGCGCCATTGATGGCCATGGTGACGACGATGCTGGGGGGGCTATGAAGGGTTCAAAAATGATGAAAGCCGCGGTGAGGGGTCACCAACGGCTTTCGGGTGCAAAAACGGAAGGTAATTGCGAGGTCATTATGACAAACGCATGTACAAAACACCAGGCTAAAGGGGCATAGCATGTCAAATGTCGCTTACGCCGATTTTTCGGCACGTAGTGCCATCAGGAGCAACCGGATGGAGAACCAGAAGACCGGATTCATCCCGTTGTACCGGAGCGTACTTAAGAAGCCCTGGGCGAAAGATGTGTTCCTACGCACGCTGTGGGAAAACCTTCTTTTGGGGGCTGCACGGCAGCCTTACACGGCGAATTTTAAAGGCCGTCAATGGCCATTACAAACCGGACAACTGGTAACCACCTCGGCCGATTTGGGGCTGAAACTATGCGACAGGGAAGGGAAGCCATGTAGTCGTCACGCTGTGGACAGAATGCTGGATGTTTTCGAGCGTGAAGAAATGATTTCTCGCAATGGAGAGAAGCGAAAAGGAACTGTGATTACCATCACAAATTATGAGCAATACGCTCAAAAATTGAACGATTTACCCGCGCAATTCCCCGCGCATAATGGCGAGCATTATACCGCGCATGACGAAGACAGCAGTGGCGCGGCTAGCGGAGGGTATGCCGCGCATTTACCCGCGCATAAGGCCGCGAAATTCACCGAGAATCATGAACAACAATGTAATAACAACAATATAAATAATAAGATCTCTTCGTCTCGGAATTCTGAAGAATCCCGAAACGAGGCGACACAAAAATTTCTCTCTCGTCACCCTGAAGCTGCTGACGGAATCTACACCCCGTCAGGTAAGTCATGGGGTACTGCTGACGATCTCAAAGCCGCTCGCTGGATTCATTCTCTGCGCCTGACGGTCAATGCCAGCCTGAGCGAACCGAAGTGGGTCGAATGGGCTAACACAATCCGCCTGATGCGCGTTCAGGACAAACGTACGCACTTCGAGATATGCGATCTGTTCAAGTGGGCCAACAAGGATGATTTCTGGAAAGACAACATCCTGTGCCCGTCAAGTCTCCGCAGGAAATGGGACGACCTAACTACCAAGAGCCTGCGTTGCGGTGGAAAAACCACTAATGCGAGTGCTAAGAGCAAAGTCGACTTCAACAACACAGACTGGATCAATGGGGTGTTAGATGAAGACTCTCACTGAGCAGATAGTCAACTTCGACCGCGAAAACTTTGTACGTGTAGCCCACGGTATGCCGGAAGTGCAGGATACCCCAGTGCCGCAGCCAGAGCAGACGGCTGAAATCTTCAACGCACTGTTCAGCGCTCTTAGGGCTGCATTCCCTGCAAGCGTGCACACCTTCAATGACCAGGCAGAGTTTGACGAACTGCGCCGTCAGTGGCTTCTGGCATTCCATGAAAATGGGATTAACACCATGGAGCAGGTGAACGCTGGGTTGCGTATAGCACGACGCCAGGAGCGTCCATTCCTGCCATCGCCTGGACAGTTCGTCAAATGGTGTCAGGAAGGGCGTAGCGCCTTAGGAATAACTGTTGCTGACGTCATGGCTGAGTACTGGAAGTGGCAAAAACTGGTATTCCGATACACCTCCAGCGAGAAGTATCCATGGCCAAAAGACGTCCACTACCACATCTGTATTGAACTGCGTCAACGCAGCACCGAAGGACAGTTAAGTCGGCAGGAGCTGGAGCGTGAAGCGGCCAAAGTTCTGGATATGTGGGAAAGACGTGTGCTCAAGGGGAAGCCGATTCCACCTGTTCGTCGAGCAATAGCAGCACCAGCTTCGCCAAAAGGACCTACGCCTGCAGAAATTCTCAAAGCGAAGTATGAGCGGCTGAAAACAGGAAAGGGGATGTGAGAAATGCCACGACCAAAAACTCATGAAGAGCGCACCCTGATCATCAACCGGATTATAGGGCTTGTGAAAGAGCAGGGACGCATCACGACGAAAGATGTCGTTGCGATGTTCGATCTGCACCGAAGCACTGCAGAGAAATATCTCCGAATCGCTGTAGAGCAGGGTGGCCTGGTGCGTCATGGTCGCTGCGGCATCTTCCGCGACCAGCGCGCAGTTATCGACTTTGACAGGGAGCGTTTTACGCACCGGGGAGCAACAGAATGATCACCGAGAAAGATAACGTTTTTTATTGTGACTGCGGATTTTCCTTTGAGAGAGGGCGCAGCGGGAATCATGAATGTGGTGACGGTCTTCGCGTGAAACTTGAATTATTCCGAACCGCATTCATGGAATACAGCGATAAGACAGATTGGGTGCAGACCGATAAACGTTTTGACGTTATTAAGCCCTGGGGAAAGCACCGCGCCGACGTGCTGAGGGAATTTATTGAACATCTGGAATCAAAGCTAGTAGCAGCAGAAAGCGGATTCCCCCCGCTCACCGTTGAGCGATTAATACACGAGAAAGGCGCTCTTGAAAAGCGCGTAGCTGAACTGGAGGCGCGGGAGGTGAAGCTGCCCCAGCGCTTTGACGTGCAGACATATTCTTGCTCAGAAGAGCCTGACGGCGAATGGTATTCACGCGAGGATGTGTTGGCGGCGTTAGCAACTGCTGGTGTCCGCGCATGCGAGGAGGGAGAGCATGGCTGACGTGATCCTTCACAATGCTGACTGCTTCGATATTTTTCCAACGATGGCCGATGGATCTGTAGATCTTGTCTGTGCTGACATTCCCTATGGCACCACACAGTGCCGCTGGGATTCAGTACTCGACTTGCCACAGATGTGGGAGCAGCTCTATCGCATTGCCAAACCGACGGCGGCGATCGTTATGTTCTCTGCTCAGCCATTTACCAGTGTGCTGGTTTCCAGCAACTTACGGGACTGGCGATCTGAATGGATTTGGGAGAAAGGTAACGCCACCGGCTTCCTGAATGCCAAAAAGCAGCCCCTTCGCGCTCATGAAAATATCGAGGTGTTTTATCGCCGACAGCCTACGTATAACCCGCAGATGACTGATGGTCACATCCGCAAAACCAGTAAGCGGAAGACAGTTAATTCAGAGTGCTACGGTAAGGCGTTGACGCTGACCAAATACGATTCGACAAAGCGATACCCAAGAGATGTTCAGTTCTTCTCAAGTGACAAGCAGACCGGAAACTATCACCCGACTCAGAAGCCGCTGGCGTTGATAAAATACATCATCGAAACCTACAGCAATCCGGGTGACGTGGTGCTCGATTTTACTATGGGAAGCGGTACCAGCGGCGTTGCCTGTCAGGAACTCGGTCGCCCGTATATCGGCATTGAGAAGGAGTCAGATATTTTTCAGACCGCACTCCAGCGCATTGGTGTTAAACAGGAGCACGCCGCATGATAGAAACGCAACTGCGCTACTCAACAAAGCGGATCGTCGAGCTGGAAAGTTTGCTGCTGGTGGACGTACCTGAAACCGTATGGCCTGCCGAGGTCGTTATGGTCTACAGCCAGATTGAAAACGCCGGGAACCTTCCGGCGCACCACCAGCGCCGCCTGCAGCATCACATCAATCGGATGTGGCTGGAACGAATGCCGGTACCGTCAATTATCGCTGCTGCCCGTTCGCTGGCCGCCGCCATGGAGGAATACGCGTGAGAGAAATTATTGTCGATAACTTTGCCGGCGGCGGCGGGGCGAGTACAGGCATTGAAATGGCTATCGGCCGCAGCGTGGATATTGCGATCAACCATGACCTGAATGCCGTGGCGATGCACACCACAAACCACCCGGACACATTGCATTATTGCGAATCAGTCTACGAGGTCAGGCCAAAGGTTGCGACCGCTGGCCGTCCGGTAGCGCTGGCGTGGTTCTCTCCGGACTGCCGCCACTTTTCAAAGGCGAAAGGTGCTAAGCCTGTCGAGAAAGCGATCCGCGGACTGGCCTGGATAGTTCTGCGCTGGGCGTTGGATGTTAAGCCTCGAGTGATGAAGTTGGAGAACGTTGAAGAATTTAAAACGTGGGGGCCGCTGCTCGCTGGTGAAATGCGTCCGGATCCTGCCCGGGCTGGTGAAACTTTTGAAGCTTTCGTTGGTATGCTGACTACTGGTATTTCACCGGAACATCCAGCGTTAGCCGAATGCTGCGAGTTTCTGAATATTTCTTTGGACAGCGAAGATGCCTCACGGCTGGCAAAAGGTCTGGGTTATGTCGTTGATTTTCGCGAACTGCGTGCCTGTGATTATGGTGCGCCGACGATCAGAAAGCGCTTCTTCATGGTCATGCGTTGTGATGGCAAGCCGATTGTCTGGCCGGAACCAACACATGGGGATCCGAAATCCCCAGCAGTGAAGGCTAGCAAGCTGGCGCCTTGGCGAACAGCTGCGGAATGCATCGACTGGTCGATTGGTGCGCCGTCTATCTTTGATCGCAAAAAGCCGCTGGCGGAAAACACGATGAAGCGCATCGCCCGCGGCATACAGCGTTTCGTCCTGGATAACCCGGCGCCTTTTATCGTGAAGTGCAACCACACTACTACGAAAGGCAAATATGACTGTTTCCGCGGTCAGTCACTGGAGGAACCGCTGCAGACCATAACCAAAACCCACGGATACGCGATCGCCGTGCCGCACCTGACCAAGTTCCGCACTGGTGCCACCGGGCAGGAAGTCACTGAACCGGTACCGACGATTACCGCAGGTACATCGAAGCGTCCGGGCGGTAAAGGGCATGCTCTCGGTATGGTTGAAGCTTCGCTGGCACCGTTTATTGGCCGTCAGTTCGGTTCCAGTATCGGTCACCGGGCAGACGAGCCAAGTGCGACGATTACAGCTGGTGGGGGTGGGAAATCTCAACTTGTTACGCCGACGCTGATCCAAATGGGCTACGGCGAACGCCCCGGGCAGGAACCGCGAGTGCTTCAATTGAATAATCCCCTGGGTACCGTTACGGCAGGCGGCAATAAATTTGCCACTGTCAGCGCGTTCCTGGCGAAGCACTATGGCGGGAACTACCAGGGCGCTGGCGTTGGTATGGATGAGCCGATGTATTCCGTAACGACTGTCGACCATCATGCGGCTATTACTTCCCACCTAGTAAAGCTTCGCGGCACCTGCCGGGACGGACAGCGAACTGATGCGCCAATGCCGACTATTACCGCTGGCGGGACACATGTTGGAGAAGTGAAAACACTGCTGGCCGTGGATGCGTACGACGAACAGCGTGCGGAAGAGGCGTTAGAGTTTCTGCGCGAATATTGCGGACCGGATAGCACCGGCCTGGTGACGATTGACGGGATCGTTTATCGCATAGTTGATATCGGCATGCGCATGCTGCAGCCCCATGAACTATATCGGGCACAGGGTTTCCCTGAGTGGTACATCATCGATCGTGATTACCGCGGCGTGAAGTATGCGAAGGATAAGCAGGTGGCCCGATGCGGCAATGCGGTACCACCGCCGTTCGCAGAGGCGTTGGTGAGGGCGAATCTCCCTGAACTATGTGTGCCGAGAGAATTGGCGGCCTGATGATAATCGATATTGTATTGAAGTTAATAGCGCCATCCACTCTAAGGAAAATCCTAATATTTAGGCTTCTGCTTTGTCTCGACACTCTGCTGATGAATAATATTGTCAGAAATAAATCAAAGGAATAATCGTGAAAAAACTCTTTCTTCTGGGCATGGTGCTTCCTGTGTTATCAGGTTGTGTGATTAAAGAACAAACTAGATATGTAGAATCGCCAGTTGCTACCAATCCCAACAACGCGACCAATAATCAGGCTGGTGCTGTCACAAAAAAATGCAGCATCACAAATTATAAAGAGGCAAAACTGGATAGCCAGTCTCCGTCAGGCACTGTGATTATAGATTACGGTAACCGTTACGATATTATGTTTGAAAATTTTGGAAATGGTGAGGTTTTCCACAGCCCGATACTGAATGTAGCGAAAGACAATATGATTATTGGTCATTCAGGGAGCATGATGTTTAGCAAGGGTATAGGGAAGATGGCAGGGTTTTACGGAACATATAATACCGAGTCAAAGTTTAACACCGTATTCCAGTGCTATTGAGCGACGTTTGTAAAAAAATAACATATTAACCCGCTATCTTTGGCGGGTTTTTTTATGTCCAAAAGCACCTGCCTTTAACGTTTCGTGCTGTTTAACCGTTGATCATCTACACACATCGGTGTACTGTATAAAAACACAGTAAGTGCAAAGGAGGCCACCATGAAAGTTGAGTTAACCATTGATCGCACAAAAAAACTTCCAGATGTTGCAATGCCATCGCTGGAAAAAGAACTGCTAAAACGGCTCCGGAATCAGTTCGAGGATTGCAGTCTGGTTGTTCGTCGTGCTGGTTCGGATGGGTTAAGCGTTTATGGTGGGGCAAAGGAAGCGAAGAAGACGGTTGAAGGGATCCTTCAGGAAATCTGGGAAAGTGCAGACGACTGGTTCTATTAAGGGTGTACTCAGGGGTAGCGCGCATTTTCAGAATACCGCAATTTGCGAATCCCTTTGATGCTGCTGCCGACAATTTCTAATCGCGTCTGTATGTCGCTCAGGGGGATTCCGTGGAGGGTGTAGTTCAGTCAGATCTGCGAGTGACCATAACCGATGGGAAAGGAAGGGAGTTGCTGTCCTTCAAGTTGGGGGCGGAAGAGCGCTATATAATTTCAACCAAAGATAGCTCCATAACTCACAGAAAACTAAGCAGGGATGATCGTTACTGGTCCAAAGAAACCATTAAGGAAGTTGTAAGGGAAATGGCTTCTAAAAATTGACTTGTCACTACGTACGCAATCATAATTCTTGAGCTGGCCTGAACAACCAGCAACCTGACCGCGATGCGCCACGGAGTGAACACCATGGCGCAGTTACAACTTATCAAACAGTCCTCAGGGATCCTGATCCCGGCTACGCCGGAGAGCAGCGATTTACTGCAATCAAAAATTAAGCTCGGCGCTGTGCTGGTGGCCGACTTTAAACAGGTACGCAATCCTGCGTTTCACCGCCGCTTCTTCGCTCTGCTGAATCTGGGCTTTGAATTCTGGGAGCCAACCGGCGGCGCGATATCCTCAAATGAGCGCAAGCTGGTTACCGGCTACGCTAAATTTCTTGCTACCTACGGCGGCAATGAAGGCGCATTGCTGGATGCGGCTGAGCAATATCTTGATCAGGTAGCGAGCCGCCGCGTAACAAACGGTATCAGCCTCTGTAAATCCTTCGATGCGTACCGCGCCTGGGTGACAATTCAGGCCGGGCATTTCGACGCTATCAAGTTGCCGGATGGCACACTTCAGAAACATCCTCGCAGTATTTCATTCGCAAACATGGACGAAATCGAGTTCCAGCAACTGTACAAAGCCGCGCTCGATGTCCTATGGCGATGGATATTATCCAAGGCATTCAGAAACCAGCATGAAGCGGAGAACGCCGCTGCACAACTCATGAGTTTTGCGGGGTGATGGGGATGAAGTACACGTGGTTCCATCACACCGAATGCACTTCCGAACAGGCGGATGAACTCCAGGCCAAATATATACGCCGCGGCGTTAAGGTCGAGCGCAGCCTGAACCGCGATTACATCACCTGGACCGTCAGCGTCAGGCTACCAGAGATGCTCCGACAGGAGCGCACGCCCCGAACATTCCGACAAAAGGTTTGGGGGTGAGTATGGCTACTTATCGCAGCAAAAAATGGCTTGCAGCCGTAGGGCAGATTGAACGGAGTGTTCTGTGTGGGGCGTGGGGAACTCAAGTTGCCCACAGAAACGAAGGGAAAGGTATGGGGTTGAAAACGGACGACTGCGCGACAGCTGCGCTCTGCGTTTGTTGCCATAACAGCATTGATAACGGCAAAGATCTTACCCGTGATGAACGCCGACAGCTAATGGACCGCGCAATAGTGCTTACAGTGATCGAAGTCGTCCGCCGTGGGCTGGTGGTGCCCGCATGAAAATCTACGAAATTACGCCAATTGGCAAACCTCGAATGACTCAGCGGGACCGCTGGCATAAACGGCCGGCGACAGCAGCGTACTGGGCATACAAAGAGCAGGTCCGGTTGCTGGGCATCCGTCTGCCCGAGTCCGGTTATCACGTCACGTTCGTTATCCCTATGCCAAAGAGCTGGAGCAAGAAAAAGCGAGCTCAGCATGTCGGCCAGCCTCATCAACAAAAGCCTGACAAAGACAACCTGGAAAAGGCACTGCTGGATGCGGTGTTTGACGAGGATAGTCATGTCTGGGATGGGCGAGTAACCAAAATCTGGGGAGAAACCGGGCAAATTATCATCGAGGTGGCCAGGTGAAAACAGAGCTTATTGAATTGTTGCGCTTCCGCTGGCAGCGCCTCCGCATTTACCGCTATCGGGGATCGGTGTTGGTGGACTACCGCATCTTCCGCAATTACATCCGTATTGAATCGAAACAGAGGGGCACATGAAACTAGAATCTTCACTTAAGCACTTCAGCCCTCAGGGGATGCATATCAGCGACGACGTGAAAGGTACATCTCCGGATCGTCTCACCGGTACGGATGTTATGGCTGCTATTGGTACAACCAGCAGCCGTGCGCGATTCGGTCTGGCTGCTTTTTTCGGAAAAGCTGGCATCAGCAAAACAGATGAACAGATCGCAGTTCAGGCGCTAGCACGTTATGCGTTGGATACTGCCCCAAAGAATATTCGCAAAGCAGCTGGTGGCCATTTCGGATGGTGCATGCAGATGCTGGCACAATTTGCCTTTGCCGATTACTCCCGTTCGGCGGCCACCAGCGTGAGGTGTCACAGTTGCAGTGGTACCGGGTTTATCTCCGGGAATGAGGATGTGGTTAAACACCCTGGTATTTTCGACGCCGACGGTGCCGAAGTGGTGGCTCCGAAGGTTAAAAATGAGTTGGTGAAAAGGGTTTGCGAAACCAGCGGAGGGAAAAAGGTAATCCTTGCGCGGTGCAGATGCGGCGGTAAAGGTGAAGTGCTGGATCGCAAAGCGACCAAAGAACGTGGCGCACCGGTTTTCAAAACCTGCGAACGTTGCTCTGGTAATGGCTTCTCTGCTATCTCCTCGGCGACGGTACACCGTGCCATTCTGAAACGCCTCCCGGACCTCCATCAGTCCTCATGGTCACGCAACTGGAAACCCTTCTATGAAATTCTGGTAGGCACTTTACGGCAGGGGGAGCGTCATGCTGCTGTAGAATTCGAGAAGGCAACGACTTATTAATATGATCGGTGCAAATGGGGGCATTTTCTTGCATGTTGGTGTTGACTTTGCATAAAAGTGCCCTGTATGATTGCCATCATCGATTGTTGCGACCAAATGAAATTAAACCCGCTTCAGTGCGGGTTTTTTGTGGCTAATTCATTAATTCCTACAGACTAGATCAGCTATGTAAGCGGCTGCACTCGAGCCACCTTTAACATAATCATACTTACCAGCAACTTTTCCGCTCATTTCATACATTGTTATTTCACCATACTCATTTTTGCATGCTTTAGAAGGAATGGTGAAATGAGAGTAGAGAATTTTCGTATTGGAGTTCTTGGAAATTGGAACTTCTTGTATGATTATTGACCGAACCCCTTTATTCTCAGTCAATGAACGTTCCTTACCATAGAAATTGGAATTGTTTGTATTTGTTAGAAAGATCCAGCCGTCAATTTTGTCAGCTGTGTATGCAGGAAGAGAAGAAATAGCTAATAAAAATGCTCCTGCTAACTTCAATTTTTTATGCATTAATGGTTTTCCTCGTTATCCATCTATGACTGGTACGCTTGAAGATGACACATCATCATTTGTTGATCAGTTATCGGCACCATTCGCAAGCTATTTAATTAAAATTTCTGGTCGTGCTCCGGCGGGCTTTTGCCATATCCGCGCATGCGTGACACGATGGACCACAGCACCTTCCGAGCGTGAGCCATAGGAATTTGGCAAAGTGATTTTTTCCCGCGATGCTATACTTAAAGTAGAATTCGATAATGCTCTCGATACTGAAATCACTAGGTGGGGATACACCTACATCGCAGAGAAAACTGCATGACCCATGACCAGCAACCCAATGCTGGTCTTTTTTTTCCGCCATTAGCTCAACTGGAAAGAGCATGGAGCTTCTACCTCTGTGGTTCGGGGTTCGAATCCTCGATGGCGGACCAGTGCACAATTCGTTAAGCGAGGAAATTTCCCAACTCTGATTTATGCGCTATTTTTTTATTGTGGTGAATCCCCCTATGCGGAGGGGTGTTCCAGCAGTTACCTGAAAAGTAAACCTCTCAGACGCGGGAATGTTTGCTGGAGTAATTCTCACCGGGAGGCACCCGGCACCACGATAACAACAATACAGAATTGAAAATTCCTTGAGAGCCTGCTTTAAACAGCAGGTTTTTTTGCCCGTTTCCTGAAGTTACGGCTACGCTAAAGACGAAGGGGATATCTCCGCTGGCAGATGGTTCTCCCGAATCAGCAGTGAATCGGCCTCGATACCCGTTGTCACTACTGTCAATCAGATGATCTCCTTACTACCTTCTTGTGATAATCATTTATTAGCCTGCTCTCGCGAGCGGGCTTTTTTTATTCCCCTCAATTTTTCTGAGAGGATCCACAGCAATAAGAGGGGGCTTAATGTCCGATCCATTAACCGGCACCGGCGCAGTTCTCGGCGGCGGCCTGCTGGGTTCAGTCCTGTACGGTTTCTTTACTCATACAGATTTCGGTGTGGTGTTCGGGGCGTTTGGTGGTGCAGTGTTCTACGTCGCGACAGCAACGAACCTGTCCCGTGCCCGACTGGCGGCGTATTTTCTGACGTCATTTATCGTTGGGGTGCTTGGGTCGGGACTTATTGGCTCACTGCTAAATACTGCTTCGCACTATGAAAAACCTCTGGATGCACTGGGTGCAGTGATTCTGTCTGCCCTATGTATAAAAATCCTAACTTATCTTAACAACCAGGATCTGAACAACGTGTTCAGGCTTTTCTCGCGGCTACGCGGGGGAGGGGGAAATGGTAATTGACCCGTCAGCAGTCTTTAATGCGTTTATCTGTGCGGCCATCGTCATCGTGCTGATGTTTTACCAGCGACATGGCGCCCGGCATCGCCCCATCATTTCTTACCTGGCGTATATAACCGTGCTGGTATACGCCGCTATCCCCTTGCAGTTCATCTTCGGCCTTTATCGTGATTCGAGCTGGCTGGTGGTGGTAGCAAACATTCTTATCTTCGCCGCCGTCCTTAAGGTTCGTGGAAATATGGCGCGGCTGGTTGATCGTCTGAGGCACTAATGAATCAAACTCAATTTCAGAAGGCGGCTGGTATCAGCGCCGGATTAGCTGCGCGCTGGTTTCCACATATCGACGCCGCTATGAGAGAATACGGCATCACCGCACCGCTTGACCAGGCCATGTTTATTGCCCAGATGGGGCATGAAAGCACCAGATTTATCCGGCTGGTGGAAAACCTGAATTACGCTGCTGAAAACCTGGTGCCGACGTTCGGCAGCCACCGCATCACTCCACAGCAGGCCGCCGCACTTGGCAGAACGGCAACGCAACCGGCAAACCAGAAAGCGATCGCCAATCTGGTGTACGGCGGTGAATGGGGTAAAGAACACCTGGGCAATCAGGTCGCTGGTGATGGATGGAAATATCGCGGTCGCGGTCTGAAACAGGTTACCGGCCTGAGTAACTATCGTAGTTGTGGCCACGCGTTGAAACTGGACCTTGTTACCCACCCGGAGCTGCTTGAACAGGATGAATACGCCGCGCGCTCTGCCGCATGGTTCTACGTCTCTCACGGATGCCTGCTCCATTCCGGCGACGTGGAGCGCGTCACGCTGCTTATCAATGGCGGCCGTAACGGCCTGGATAAACGCCGCGCGCTGTTTAACCTGGCGAAATCAGTGCTGGTGTGAGGTCACTATGGGAATTGAAACGGTAATTGGGATTGTTGCAGCAGTCATTGCTGCCATCGCCGGCGCTTTCGGCCTGGGCCATAATCGCGGCTCAAGCAAAGCAGAAGCAAATGCAGATCAGCAACGCACCGAAGATAACGCAGCGGCGACCGTTGCGGCGGCAGAACGTAAAGCTGAAGTCACTAAAGAGGCCAGTAATGCCCAGCAGACTGTTAGTCACATGCCTGATAACGATGTTGATCGCGAGCTGCGCGAAAACTTCACCCGCCCCGGTGGTAGTTGATACGGGCTGCCTGTGGGCTCGGATTATCTACCTGACTAATCACGACATCGACGTTATGGACCGCCAGACGAAGAAAGACATCCTGGCACATAACAAAGCGTGGCAGGCTAACTGCCAGAAGGAGAATGCAGACTTGAAGTAACAAAGCGGTAAGACCGAAGCTGAAAGGCTGTGCAGCAATCCTGATGCTGCCACGCGTTCCGGAATGGCGAGCAGGTATAGCAGAGCGTTATGAGAGTAAATAATGGAAAATATTCTGGTAAAGCAGAGCGAACGCCAGACGCGCACCGGCTATAAGTGGCGATGACGCGACAGCAACTTAAGGGCGTGAGCGTGGTCACAACGGGAAGCAACAAGCATTAAAAATTTCACAATTTTATGATTAGTCATTGGTAAGAATTATCATCAATTTTTATTGCGAATTTTTTTGAGTAGCTCATATTGGAAACCTGAAGTGACTTGCTCATTTAAGGAGACCAAATGAAAAGATGTGTTATATCGCCCGGTAGTCATATGGAGCAGCTTGGGGGAGGAGCAATATCTTCCCAAACGATTCTGACAGTACAAGATCTTAATTACTATGCTCTTTTCTGGGATGAAATTTTAATTCCCACCTCTAGAGCAGTTCATGAAGAACTACCGAATGAAAAAGAATATATAGGTTTGGGTGTCATACGTCGTCCAATTCTAGAGTATTGGAGTACAGAAGGACTACCTAAGAAATACTTGGAGTTTAGTAATCAGCTATTAGCAGAGCGGAGGGAAGGCAATCGAACAGAGGACTGGTCCTTGCATCAAATTGGACATGAATTTATAACCCTTGAAGAAAAAAAATCTTCCATGTCTGGAATTAGATTCGAAATTTTTAATGCGCTTCCTATTCCTAATGCAGAAGTTCCCTTAGCTGACATTCTAGAATTCAAGCATAGAAAAAATCAGGCATTTGTTGACTTTCATGGTTACTTGGACGAAATTTATGAAAAACTAATATCATCCCCAGATGATCCTCTTTTGAAATCAAAGTCATATCTTAAATTCGAAGAGTCTATCTCTATCATTAAAAAATTAAGCGATGATGAATGGAGAGGTAGACTTGAAGGATATAAATTTTCTTGGGGGTTCGAATCGCAAAAAGAAAAAATTGAAGCATTAATAGATGGTGTTTTTGCTTTTATGAGTTTGTCAGCTGGTGACTATGCTTCTGGCACAAAAGATTTTCTTTCAATAGCGGCAAAAAATTTAAAGATACAGAAAAAAGAAAGTGTAATGCTGGGTTCAAAAGAAGTATCAAAAGGTCTTACATATCTTGTTGAAGGATATAGAGAGAAGATGTTTTAAATTTTTTCTTCCGTTTAGAGCCACTAAATACTAGTGGCTTTTTTTGTATCTGATATGGGTAATAAATGAAAGCCCAACCATAAAACTTTCGGAGAATTTATGCAGGTCACTATAGATGGTGTCCCGTATGCACCCGCCTGCGCAATTTCATCGCGGATCGGGATTGCAATAACGACACATCAGCGCGCCGACGTTTTGAAACTAGCGCTTGAACAGCACATGAAGCACCTGCCAGCTGGTGCGCTGGTGGTGGTTGTGGATGATGGTTCAAAACCTGCAGCGGTAGTTCCCCACGGCGTGCAGCTGCTTCGCCATGAAACATCACTCGGCATTGTTGCTTCGAAGAACGCCAGCCTGTCAGCCCTGATGGATGCCGGGTGCGAGCATCTTTTTTTAATGGATGATGATGCCTGGCCTATCGCTGATAACTGGCACCTTCCTTACATCGAATCAACTGAGCCGCACCTGGCTTACCAGTTTCTGGATCTGGCTGGGAGCAATAAGCTGAACGACATGGCGGAACTGTACCGTGATGATAAGCATGTTGCTTACACCGGGCAGCGTGGCGTGATGCTTTACTACCACCGCAGTGCCATTGAGAAGGTTGGAGGATTCGATCCGGTATACGGTCGCGGCATGTACGAACACAGCGACCTCGCCCTGCGCATCCATAACGCTGGCCTGACGACCTGGGCTTACGCTGATGTCGTCGGTTCAGAAAAGTTGATTCATTCTCTCGATGAGCATGAGGCCGTAGAGCGTTCAGTGCCGAGGCCCGACCGCCAGGCGCTGGTGGAACGTAATGTGAAGATCCACAATGAACGACGTGATACCGGCTTTACCGGTTATGTTGAATACCGGCAGCAGCGCGACGCGGTAATCACAACGCTGCTTACAAGTCAGCCTGACCCTCAGCGCGGTACCAAACTGACGGCCTTGCCTGACATGCTGGCTAAATGGGCCGCATCACTCCGTCAGTGTGGACGTATCGCGCTGGTGGATGAACTGCAGACAGCTCCGGCAGATGTTGAACTGCACCGCGTCCCTGACGTGCAGATGAATATCTACTTCCGGCGCTGGCTGCATATCTGGCAGCACCTGCGCAATCATCCTGAATACCGGTTCGTCTGGTGCACTGATGGTACCGATGTCGAAATGCTTAACGCGCCGTGGGAGGAAATGCAGCCCGGTAAGGTATATGTCGGTTCAGAGCCGAAGACATACGCCGATGCCTGGGCAAAGCAGCATCATCCGGAGCGTATCTATCAGGAGTTCATCGTAGCGCACCGCAACGATGTGATGCTTAACGCTGGTCTGCTTGGTGGCACCCGCGCTGATGTGATGGCGTTCGCTCACGGCATTATCCGTCTTTACTACCGGATCGAGAGTTATCGTTTCTGGAAGAAAGAACAGGCGGCCAGCGCGGTGGGTGACATGATGGCCTTTGGCATCGTAGCTAAGTCGTTTGGCGATCGCATCGTTACTGGGCCGCGCATTCACACAGTGTTTAAATCAGAAGGCATCGGTAAAGAGTACGCATGGTTCAAACATAAGTAAGAGAGGAAATTATGGTAAGCAAAACGCTAGCTAAGAGTAAACGCGGCAACAAATCTGGTTGCCGCAGCCATGAATTTTTCAGCGTACCTAGCGGTAAGATATTTATATCTTCTGCAAGTATTGAAAAATTAGTTTGTTTTTACGGAGTCAAGAATCTTCAGTAAAGCTTCTTTCGCATGAGTGTGAGCCTCAACCATTGATGGATCACTTACAGAAGTTGATTTGATAAAGTTTGCAATCACTTCTTTGTTGTTTGATCCAACAACAAATGCGCTGAATGTCTGAGCAAGCAGTTCTGTAAGTGCGTAATTTTTGCGTAAAACATCATCAATCCGTTCAAACTGTTCTGAAACGCTATATCCACTCATTTTCTTTCCTTAGACAGAGGTAATCGGCCATCCCTCTGCGCTTGTTTGCGCCAGTGTCCCACCACTGACGGGCTGAATGCTTACCTTACCCAGGGTTAATGCAAATCAACACCCTGATATTCAAACAGTAACTGCCTTCGCGCGGTTTTTTATTGGAGTAAATATGGCAAAACCGGACTGGGGCGAGCTTCAGCAACGGTTCCTGTCCGAACATGCCGCAACCGGCGTATCACCGAAGGAATGGTGTGAAGCGCAGGGACTGAATTACGCTACTGCACGCCGATACATCAAAAAACCTTCTGCGCAAACTGCGCAAAAACCTGCGCAGAAAAAAGTGCGCACTGCGCAGAAAGAACAAAGCGCAGAAGAGCTGGTAGACATAAAGCTAAGCGCGAAGGTAAAGCGCTTCATTGCTGAATATCTTAAGGACAATAACGCTACCGCTGCCGCTGCGCGTGCTGGTTACAGTGACCCAAACTATGGTCGTCAGCTCATAACGAATCCTAACGTTGCGCAGGCCATCGCGCAGCAGCAGAAAGCCTCTATTGCGCGCACGCTTGGTGGTGCTGATGAAGTCCTCGAGCAGATGTGGCAACTGGCCACCTTCGATGCTAACCAGCTTTCGCAGTATCGCCGCGGTGCGTGTCGTTACTGCTGGGGATTCGGTCACCACTACCAATGGCGCGATGCTGTTGAGTTCGAAGAGAAACGCCTCGAAGCGCTTGCGCGGAAAAGTCGGGAGCCCGTAGATGTTGGCGGTTACGGCTATGACCACAACAGAGAACCTAACCCTGAATGCCCTCGTTGCAACGGCGATGGCATTGGCCAGCCTTACTTCGCTGACACAAGGAAACTTTCCCCTGATGCTGCGCTGGCTTACTCCGGCGTCAAGCTGGGGAAGAGTGGCGTGGAGATTACGGCCATAAGCCGCGAGCGCATGTTTGAAGCTGTAATGAAACGGCTTGGCCTGGCTGATAGCGAGTTCGCACAGAAGCTGCAGCAAATCGAAATCGAGCGCCGGAAACTTGAAGTGGAAAAACTCCGCAAAGATCTGGCCGGCGATGGTGACGACGACGAGCCAACCCCAGTGCAGATTAATATCAACGTAGTAGATGCGAGGGCGGACGATGGGGATCAGCCCGACACTTAATATCCCGCAGGCGCGCTTCCTCGCGATGCAGCACAAGTTCAAAGCCTACGTTGCCGGATTCGGTTCCGGTAAGACGTGGGTGGGCTGTGGCGGCATCTGTAAGGGGATGTGGGAGCATCCGAAGATTAACCAGGGCTATTTCGCGCCGACGTACCCACAAATCCGCGACATCTTCTACCCGACGATTGAAGAAGTAGGCTTCGACTGGGGGCTAACTGTCAAAATCAACGAGGGGAACAAAGAGGTTCACTTCTACGAGGGGCGACGGTACCGCGGGACGACAATTTGCCGTTCGATGGAGAAACCCGGCTCGATAGTCGGCTTCAAAATCGGTAACGCGATGGTGGATGAGTTGGATGTCATGGCGGCGGCCAAAGCGCAGCAGGCCTGGCGAAAAATCATCGCGCGTATGCGTTACAAGGTTGATGGGCTGCGTAACGGTATCGATGTCACGACGACGCCGGAAGGGTTCAAGTTCGTCTACCAGCAGTTCGTGAAGGCGGTACGTGAAAAGCCTGAGCTTGCGGCCCTGTATGGACTGATTCAGGCCAGCACGTTCGACAACGCGAAGAACCTGCCGCCTGACTACATCCCGTCGCTGCTGAGTTCTTACCCTGACGAACTGATTCAGGCCTATCTGCGCGGGAAGTTCACCAACCTCAACAGCGGGACCATTTACCACACCTTTAACCGTAAGCTGAATAACTGTTCTGATGAGATTCAGGACGGGGATCCGCTATTTATTGGCATGGACTTTAACGTGGGGAAAATGGCCGCGATAGTTCACGTTAAGCGTAACGGGCTGCCGCGCGCTGTTCGAGAGCTGGTGAAAGTTTACGACACTCCGGCGATGATCAAGCGCATCCAGGAAGAGTTCTGGCGATATGAGGACGGTCGCTACGTGAAAAGCCGGGAGATTTACATCTATCCTGATGCCTCAGGCGATTCCCGCAAATCCCAGAACGCCAGTAAGACCGATATTGCTCAGCTCAACGACGCCGGGTTCAGCGTCATTGTTGATGATGCCAACCCGCCGGTTAAGGACCGCATCAACTCGATGAACGCCATGTTCTGCAACGCCAACGGAGAACGCCGCTATCTGGTTAATGTGCAGAATTGCCCGGTTTACACCGAGAGCCTCGAACAGCAAATCTGGGCGGCTAATGGCGAACCGGATAAATCAGCGGATAACGATCACCCCAATGATGCTGGTGGGTACTTCATCGTGAAGGATTACCCGATCGTGAAACCGGCATACTCAATCACCATGGACACCACTTTCTGATATGGCAAAAGACGACATCACCTGGGTTCGACCAGAACACCGGGCGGCTTCCGCTGCCTGGAAAAAATATCGGGATTTCTGCAAAGGGGCTGAGGCAGTAAAAGCGGCGGGTAATAAGTACCTGCCTTATCTCGACCCAACAGATAAATCCACGCGTAACCGCAAACGCAATGAGGAATATCTTAGCCGTGCGGTTTTCTACGCAATTGCAGGCAATACGAAGATCGGCATGCTTGGCATGGCGTTTCGAAAGGATCCAACCTTTAACGGTCCGGAAAAGCTCAAATATTTGTTGGACAATGCTGACGGCGCAGGCACCAGTATTTACCAGCAGTCGCAGCTGGTGACCGAGAACGTGCTGGAAGTTGCACGAGATGGGCTTTATGTCGACTACGCAGGAGCATCCGACGAAGCTATCATCCTTCGTTACCTTGCAGAGAACATCATCAACTGGCGAACAAAACGCATTAATGGACGCGATCAGCTCGTGCTGGTGGTGCTACGCGAATGCGTAGAAGAGCCGGATGGGTACGCATATAAGGATGAAATCCAGTATCGCGAGCTGGCGCTGGAAGGAGGGAGGTTTATCTGCCGGGTTTGGCGCAGAGCTGGTGGCACCACCAGCGGAGCCTATACCGTCAGCAGCGAATATCAACCAAAGCCGAAAGGAAAAGAATACTGGGATGAAATCCCGTTCACGTTCGTCGGCGCTCAGAATAATGATCCCTCTATTGATGATTCTCCTCTGGCCGCGCTGGTTGAGATTAACCATGGCCATTACCGAAACAGCGCTGATTATGAAGATAGCGTGTGTTTCTGTGGCCAGGTGCAGCCGTATATGACCGGTCTTGATACCGGATGGCGGGATCATCTCGAGAAGAGTGGCGTCAAAATAGGTTCCCGCTCACCGCTTTTGCTTCCGAAAGACGGCTCGTTTGGCTATGCCCAGGCGCAGCCGAACACGCTGGCTAAAGAGGCCATGGACAGCAAACGCGATTACATGGTGCAGCTGGGCGCCCGCCTGATTGAGCAGAACGCCACGGCGAAGACTGCGACTCAGGCAAGCGGGGAACAAACATCCTCAACGTCGGTGCTTGGCATCTGCGTTTCAAACGTTTCTGAGGCCTATACGCTGGCGCTGGGATGGTGTGCGAAATACCTCGGCATCAAGGACGAGTCGACGAGCTACACGATCAACCAGGAGTTCATCGCTAAAGTTGCAGAGTCCGGCATGGTGACGGCGATAGTTAACGCCTGGCAATCCGGTGCCCTGCGTGATAGCGATATGATTCGCGCACTGCAGAAGCTTGACCTCATCGACCCGGCAGACAGCTCTGACGAAGTGATTGATGCGCTTCGCAACCAGGCACCAACGATGACGGGAGGCTGAGATGCCAACCGTTAACGAAAGCCTGCGCGATGAATCGATAGCGCATTCTGTATGGTTAAGCCGCTACGCCACTGGCGTGGCAAACCGGATGGTGAAGCTGCTCAATGAGACGGATGCGGACCTTTCGGCGCGGCTGCTTGATGCGCTGGACAGATTGCCTCAGGAGAGTTTCACCGTTAATCGTCTACAGAGTTTACTGGGCAGCGTGCGTGATCTTAACCATCAGGCGATAGCCACCATGCAGGCAGGGCTCGAAAGTGAACTGTTGGCGCTGGCAAAGAACGAGGCCAGTTATCAGCTGAGCCTGTTCGATTCCCTTCTTCCGTCACAGGTGCTGTCACGATACCCGCTGCAGGGAATCACTGCAGACATGGTGTATGCCGCAGCAATGGCGCAGCCTTTTCAGGGGCGGCTGCTGAGTGAGTGGGCGGAGAATCTGGAATCGGACAGGCTGGGGCGGATAGTGAACGCCGTTCGACGCGGGTATGTTGCCGGCGACACGGTAGAAACTATCGCGCGCAATGTTCGTGGCCACGCAAATAAAGACTACCGCGACGGCGCGCTGCAGATGAGCAGGGCAAATGCTGCCAGTATCGCTAAAACAGCCGTTAATCATCTGACTGCCACGGCACGCAACAGCTTCACCAGCGCTAACAGCGACATTGTGAAGGGCAAGCAATGGCTTTCGACTCTGGACAATAAAACCAGCCACGACTGCATTATTCGTGACCAGTTGCGCTACACGCTGGATAACAAACCAATTGGGCACAAGGTGCCTTACCTGCAGGGACCCGGGAAGATTCATTTCTGCTGCCGTTCTACTGAAACCCTGATACTCAAGTCCTGGCGTGAACTCGGCATCGATATCGATGACATGGACGAGGGTACCCGCGCCAGTATGGACGGGCAGGTCCCGGCGAAAACCACGTATATGGAATGGCTGAGGCGTCAATCGGCGCAACGACAGGACCAGGTCCTGGGTGCCGAGCGAGGTCGTCTGTTCCGTGCCGGAGAAATCGACCTGGCTGATATGTTCACTGACAAAGGAGAGTGGATCAGCCTGGAGCGTCTCAAACAGCTTTCTGGCACCGAAATCTGACAACCAATGATTTCTACACGCCCTGGCATACGCCGGGGCTTTTTTATGGGCGAGGCCCGACAAAATCCCGAGGGGAAATTATGTTAATTCGAAACATGCTCATTAAATATTATTCGGCGGCTGGTGAAGAAGATAAATCAGGCGGCGGTGGTGGCGCTCCTGAAATCACTCCCGACATTCAGAAGCTAATTGATGAGCAGGTGTCGGCTCAGGTTACAGGGCTGAAAAACAAAAACACTGAACTGCTCGGAAAGCTCAAAGAGTCAACCGAGTCCCTCAAACGCTTCGACGGTATCGACCCTGACGCAGTGCGCGGCATCCTGCAACGTTTTTCCGACGACGAAGAGGCACAGCTTATCGCTGGTGGAAAAATTGATGAGGTTCTGAATAAGCGAACTGAACGCCTTCGCGCCGATTCGGATAAGCAGATCAAAGCAGCAAACGAACGTGCGGATAAAGCCGAAGCGTTCTCCAACAAATTCCGGGATCGCGTTCTGGGTGATGCTATTCGTGCAGCAGCGCTGAAAGCTGGCGCGCTGGCTGAAGCATCCGACGATCTGATTCTGCGTGCCAAGGGCACATTCCAGCTCAACGACGAAGGCGAGGCCGTAGCGGTTGATGCAAATGGCGATGTTCTGTTCGGCAAAGATGGCAAAACCCCACTGACCCCCCTCGAATGGGCGGAGTCTCTCAAAGAGACGGCCCCGCACCTGTTTCCGCGCGCTGAAGGTACTGGCGCGGGCGGACACAAGCCCGGTGGCGGTGGCAGCCTGAAACGTTCAGAAATGAGCGCCAGTGATAAAGCGGATTACATCCGCAAGCATGGCCAACAGGCCTACCTGAAACTTCCGAAATAAGGGATTAACCCATGCCAACCACTGTTAACACAGACCTGATTATCTATGACGACCTGGCGCAGACTGCGTTTCTTGAGCGTCGCCAGGATAACCTGGAAATTTTTAATCAGGCTTCTAACGGGGCAATCATCCTCGATAACGAACTGATCGAAGGTGACTTCCGTAAACGCGCCTTCTATAAAGTCGGCGGCTCTATCGAAGCGCGTAATGTCAACTCTACTGACCCGGTCACGGGTAAAAAAATCGGCGCGGGCGAGTCCGTGTCCGTAAAAGCACCATGGAAGTACGGTCCATACGAAACAACCGAAGAGGCGTTCAAGCGTCGCGGACGCGATGTCAGCGAATTCTCTGAGGTGATCGGTATTGATGTGGCCGATGCTACGCTTGAAGGCTATATCAAATACGCTCTTCAGGGGCTGATCGCTGCAATCGGTGCTAACGCCGACATGGTTGTGACAGCAGACATTGCCACCGACGGCAAGAAAACGCTGACGCGTGGGCTTCGCACCTATGGTGATAAGTTCAACCGTGTGTCTCTGTTCGTTATGCACTCCACCACGTACTTCGATATCGTTGATCAGGCCATCGACAACAAAATCTATGAAGAAGCTGGTGTGGTTGTGTATGGCGGTCAGCCGGGCACACTGGGCAAGCCGGTGCTTGTCACCGATACAATGCCTGTTGATGCCATTCTTGGTCTGGTATCTGGCGCTGTGTCAGTTATTGAGTCACAGGCTCCAGGCTTCCGCTCCTATGACATCAACGACCAGGAAAACCTTGCCATCGGCTATCGTGCTGAAGGTACGGTAAACGTCGAGTTGCTGGGTTATAGCTGGGACACCTCTAAAGGTGAAAACCCAGACCTGACGGCCATCGGTACGGAAGGTAACTGGAAGAAACACTTCACCAGCAACAAATCCACTGCTGGCGTGCTGATCAAACTGGGATCCGCGGTGGGGGAGTAACGCTGTCAGCGGATAAAACCTCCGCTACTGCTGACAGCACCGACGCGGTAACTGTGTCCCTGAAGTACACGCTGAACGGCTCCGGTGTATCCGGTAAAACCGTCGCGTGGACGTCCACTGGGGGCACGCTCAGCACGGCCAGTTCTCAAACCGGCTCTGCTGGTGGTGCAACGGTGAAACTCACGTCAGACGCGGCTGGAGCCTTCACGGTAACCGGCACGGTTGACGGCGTGGCGAAAACCACAGAAGAGATCACCTTCACTGCGCCTTCCGGTGAATAACTGATGGGGCGAAAGCCCCATAAACTGGATGACCCGATGATCAATACCGATATCACTTCCCCGGATGCCAACAGCTACGCCACTGAAGAAGATTTGATCGCTTTCGGCGCGCTACGCGGCATAGAACTGCCTGACAGTCTGATACCTCTGCTGATTAAAGCAATGGACTACCTCGAGGGGCTGGACTGGGTAGGTTACCGGGCAAACCCTCGGCAGCCGCTGGCGTGGCCGCGCGAGAATGTTGTCTTGGACGGCTACGACTTTCCCGCCGATGAGGTTCCACGTGAAGTTGTTACTGCGCAGTGCATGCTGGCAGTAGAGGCAATCGACGGCGATTTACTTTCCAGCTCTCGCGAGGCTGCTGTGAAAACTGAACGCGTGGAAGGTGCGGTCACTATGACCTATGCGGTCGCAGACGGAGAAGTTTTTACGCCATCTTATCCGGCTGTCATGGCGCTGCTGGGCGACCTTGCTGGTGGTCGTGGTTACGCCATTAACACTTTTGTGGAGCGTGCGTGAAATGGCTGATCTAAAGCTCGTAAATCTGAATGCCAGAAAAAATGCAGATCTTGAACATCACCGCACGGAAGTTGTAAGGCTACTTGAAGAAGCGCTGCAGGCAGCCAAAGAGGGCAGCTATCGGAGCATGGCTGTATTGCTAATCAAAGATGACGGTGCGGTTCTTGACGCCTGGCATAGCGGCGGTCTGCCCTATGTCATGGTGGGGGCCATTGAATCACTGAAGTGCGATTTCATTAATCTGCAAATTGAGAGGCGCTAACCAGTGGCTATCAACTATCAGCGCATGCAGGCCAGAACAACCCGCATGCTCAAGCAGAATGGCGTGGCGTATAACGTCACCCGGAAAGGTTCGATAACGGTTGTCGGCGGCGTTGAGTACAAATCTGAAGCGGTTCTGTTCTCTGCTGTGGGTGTGAAAACCGAATATGACCCGGGCGAAATTGATGGGACGGTAATCATAAATGGTGACGTTCAGATAGTTTTTACCGCAGAGCAGGAACTCAAAATCGGCGATGTGGTTGATATTGACGGCACAGCCCATCGTGTTGTCAAACCCAACCCGGTAAAGCCTGCTGCGCGGGTGCTCTGCTACAAAGCACAGCTGAGGGCTTAGCATGGGAGAAAATACAGCTTTCATCGCTGAAATTACGGCATTCGTCAATAAAGCGAAAGAGAACCAGGAAGCGGTGGCGCGCGCAGTCGGTATTAAAATCCTCAACCAGCTGGTGATGATGTCGCCTGTTGGTAACCCGGAGCTGTGGGAAATTAACCAGACCGCAGTTTCATATAACCAGGCTGTCTACGACCATAATGAGATGCAAAAAGCGGATCCCGCCAATCTCACTAAAACCGGACGACTCAGGAAAAAGGCACGGCTGGTGGATGGGATGGATGTCAAAGCGCCACCGGGGTATACGGGCGGTCGTTTTCGCGGTAACTGGCAGGTGTCCTTTGATGCACCAACGACAGACGAGACTGGCCGGGTTGATAAGACAGGTGATCTGACAAAAGCGGCCGGAAACTACACGCTGTCGCTGTTTAAAGTTGGTATGAAGGCCATTTATTTCTGCAATAACGTGCCATATGCCTATCCGCTGGAAATGGGGCATTCCACACAGGCTCCTGGCGGCATGGTTCGCATAACTGCCGCTGAGTTTCAACGATTCTTTGAGGAAGCAGTAAGAGAGGTGCCCCGGTGATTCCTGATATTGCATCCGCACTGGCCGCCAGACTGGGTACCTGGGCCGATGCCGAAGGCGTTTCTGTTGCATGGGAGAACGTGCCGTTTACACCTCCTGCTAACGAGATGTACCTGGCTGTTCACGATATGCCCGTTACGCCGCGAACAATCGATCTCGGTCTGCGCTGCCGGACTTATTCAGGCGTCTACCAGATTAATGTTGTTGCGCCGGCCGGTTCCGGCCGTACCTCCGCCGTTGCTCTGGCGGGCAGAGTTGCGGAGTTGTTCCCCGAAGGGCTGGAAATCGAAGGCAATGACTTCACCTGCTGGATTAGCAGTCAACCTGGTATATTCCGCGGTATCCCTACACAAGTGTCCTACACCGTTCCTGTCAGCCTGAATTACAGGGCTGACATTATCAGCTGATTCCCTCTCTGATGCTCCACATCTGACCGGCTTAAGGCCGGTTTTCTTGTTTCTGAAGGAGAAACCATTATGGGCTTTGCACTGCCTAACGGCGCTCACGTTTATCTGGCGTCGGGCTACGGCCCGGCTATTACGTTCACCGGCGCGACGAATGCCGAGCATGTGGTGATCACTGTCAGTGACCCCGATGAACTTGCGGCTGGCGATATCGTTCATGTGAACTGCAACTGGTCGGGTATTGATAACGTAATCGCGAAAATTGAAGCGATTGCAGACAGCGCTGTAACTCTGCGCAATATCAATACCACTAACAAAAACAAATATGCTGCTGGTGGCGGTACCGGCTCAATCCGCAAGGTGCTTGAGTGGACCGAACTGCCACAAATCACAGAAGTATCAAAAGCTGGTGGTGATCAGAACACCACGCAGATTCAGTTCCTCAGCGATGACAGACAGCGCAACCTGAACACCTACAAATCAGCAGTTTCCCAGACATACTCGATCGCTCATGACTCCACGCTTCCGGTATACCCACTGCTGCGTCAACTGGACGAAGACGAAGAGACGGTCGCGGCTTACATGTACGTGCCAAAGGCGAAAGAGAACCGATACTGGGCGGCAACAACGTCTTTCGACGATACGCCGGCAACGCAGGTGAACGAAGTTGAAACGGTTACCGTTGTGCTCAATCTGCAGTCGCCTGCGATGACGTTCTACAAAATCACCGACGCCGCGGCGTGAGCCGGGGATAACAATAATATGAGCCTCCTGTTTGGAGGCTTTTTTACGCTAAGAGGCAACGATGGCGACCAAATTCACTCTTCAGCCAAAACCAACTTTCAAGGCTAATGTCTCGATCCCGCGCGCAGGTGATGAGGATGGAGTCCTGACGTTTACGTTTAATCACAAACCACTCAAAGAACTGGCAGACCTGGAGAAACTTGAAGGCAAAACAGCCACTGATTTTCTTATGGAAATCATTGCAGGCTGGGCGCTCCCTGATGCGTTCAACGCAGAGAACCTGTCGGTACTGCTGGAGAATTACCCGGCGGCCATTAAGGCCATTCCGGAAACGTACTATCGCGAGCTGATGGGACACCGCGAAAAAAACTGATAGCGGTTGCCTCTGCGTTCTATACGCCTGAACCAACGGCGGCTGACCTGGCACCCTACGGGCTTACGCCGGACGATTACGATGACCAGTTCATTGACGTCTGGCCGGATGTCTGGCCATCCTTCCTGGTATTTCAGGCCGTCAGTACACAATGGCGCACAGGTATGGGCGGTGCGTCCGGGCTGGATTACAACGTACTCCCCTGGATGATGCGCCTGCATAACGTTGACGATGAGGCAACCGCGCTTTCGGATATAAGGGTGATGGAAAGCGCTGCGCTAAGAATAATGCATAAAGAGAGGGCGGGATGAGCAACGACATCGCAACGATATCGCTGCGTGTGAACACGAGCGAACTGGAGCGCGGTAACCGTGAACTGGATCGCTTTCAGGAAACTGCGACCGCGGCGGCCGGTAAAGCGGATGACCTGAACAGTACGTTCCGTACCGGGATTGATAACCAGAAAAAAAACAGCGAAAGCCTTAAGCAGCAGCGCCAGGAACTTCAGAACCTGCTGAATAAAATCAGCCCGGTCAACAAGGCACTGGATGAGCTGGACACAATTCAGGAGAGCCTGGCTAAATTCCGCAGTAAAGGTCTGGTGGGTGACGAAGATTTCACACGCTATAACAGTGTGCTTGAAACGACACGCACAAAACTGGCACAGGTCATGGAAGCTGAGACAGCTGAAGGGCGGGTCCGGATTGAACAGGCTCAGGCGGCGCAACGTGCAGCTGCAGCGAGTAAAACGTTTATAGACTCCCTGGAAGAGCAGGTTTCTGCAATCGGTAAAACCCGCGCAGAGTTGCTTGAACTCAAGGCTGCTCAACTAGGTGTGTCAGAACGCGCCGCGCCTATGATCGCCCGGTTGAAGGAGCAGGAGGAAGCGTGGAAATCGGGGGCTATCAGTGCGGGGCAATATCGCAACGCAATGCGATACCTGCCGATGCAAATGACGGATATCGTGACGTCACTGGCTTCGGGCATGCCCGTCTACATGGTAGCCATACAGCAGGGCGGCCAGTTGCGGGACTCGTTTGGTGGCGTTGCAAATGCGCTGAAAGCGATGTTATCCATGGTCACTCCGGTTCGTGTCGCGATTGGTGGTCTGGCAGGTGCTGTTCTGCTTGCTGCTAAAGCAGGCTCCGACTATTTCACAGCCTATGAAGAAATTAACAAAGCCATTATTCGGACTGGCAATATTGCCGGAACGTCAGCGCTCCAGGTTATGGCTTCATCTCAGACTATTGCCGCTTCAACTGGCGCTACGGTTGATACTGTCCAGGGGCTCATGACCGAACTGGTTGGCATGGGATCACTGACACAGCAGCAGCTTGAAAAGGCTACGAGTTCGACAGCTATGGCCGTTCAAACCGGTATTGTTTCGGCACAGGACATCACAAAAGCCTATAAAGACATTGAAAAAGACCCTGTCAAAGCACTGCAGAGCCTCAACGATCAGTATAACTTTCTTACCGTTTCGCAACTTAGGCACATTGATGATCTGGTGAAGCAGAAAAATCAGACCGCTGCAGTGACTCAGGCAATGGACCTGTTTGGCGATACGATGGCACAACGTGGAGAACAGGCTTACGACTCGCTGACACCGTTTGGTCGCCTGTGGCTGGATATCAAGGGCTGGGCGTCTGAGGCTATGCAAAGTATCGGTCAGTGGGTAGCTGAGCTGGCATCAAACACCCTGAAGGAGTTCAACGCAATTTATTACAGCGTTGCGATCGTTTTCCAGAAGCTGAACCAGATCATTTCTTCCTCTATCGCTGCCGCGATTAACCTCGTTCCCGACTGGGCGAAAACAGATACTTTGCAGGGATGGCAGGACTACAACGAACAAATGGCCGGCGCTTATGGTGACAGCGTCTCTCAGCTTAAAAAAGACTGGGATGCAGCCGACATTAGCGCAGGTAAATACCTTGATACCACCCGCAAGATAAAAACCGCGACAACCCAGAAGGATCGGGAAGAAGTCGCTTTGTTTGGTAAAAAGACGAAAACCGGAAAGCAGGGCGCTGTATCTGCGGGCGATCGCACCACGGACGCAGCTCAGGCTGAACTGCTTGCGCTTCAGGCACAGTTACGTGCCCTGCAGCAGCATAAAGGTCTGAACGATACTATCAGCCAGCAGCGAAAAGACCTGTGGACTACTGAGGCTAAATTCCAGGTACTGGAAGAGGCATCACGGTCACGTTCACTGACAAAGCAGGAGAAATCCCTGCTGGCGAGTAAAGACCAGGTGCTTCAGTTGGCACGGCAGAAAGCCCTGTTAGGTGATCAGATTACCGCACAGGAACAGCTGAACAAGCGAATGGATACCTCGCAGAAATACGTCACTCAGATG